GTAAATTGGGATTGATCAATCAACCCCTTTAAAAAAATTTACAAAGGGTCCTCCGTCTAACCTGTGTTAGAGGACGGGAGAAACAGGTGAAAAGTTACACAGATTCTTTAATGGAGTTGTAAGATGTTGGTTAGTAAGCTTATAAGTTTTAAGAATGTTCTTGATTAATTTGGCTGGGCTTGGTGATATAGGCCATGCCAAAGAAGAAGAAGGTAAGTGACTTGGCCCTGAGTGTGGCGGAGCAGGCTAACAATGTGGGCAACTACATTGAGCGGAGGGACCCTGTGTTGGCTACGCAGGCTTTGGAGCTTCTGGCTGAGGGGGAGTCTATTAACACGATTAGGGCTAAGACTGGGATGAAGTGGGAGACGATATGCCGGTTGAAGACGCGGCATAAGGCGGCTTTGGATGAGCGTAGGGCTATGCTGGCGGAGGATGCTCTGGACATAGCGGAGGGTCTTAGGCTGCTTCAGAAGGAGAAGATGAGGATGTTGGCGGAGGACCCTGAGCAGTTGGCGCGGACTAACATCCGAGACCTGACGCTTCCTTGGGGTATTGCCAATGACAAGTTCTTGTCAGCCATGGGGGAGAACAAGGTGGTTGTTGAGCATAAGGCCCAAGCCCCGAGTTTGGAGGACGCCATGAAGGCCATTGAGGAGGCTAGGGCTAAGCTGAAGGCTGGGAGCCTTGATGCAGTGGTTAAGCCCGTTGAAAAGACGGACTAGGAATTTCAACATGAACAAAGAGCCAACAAAAGTTGTCGTAACCTTTCCGCTTGAGGATAGGCACAAGGAAGAGGCGCTACGAATCCACGGCGTCATTGAGAAGCTGAAGAGTCTTCACAACGACCAGATTCAGGCTTTCCTTGTAGCCCTTGTTCGCAAGGCCAATGAGCATGAGGACCTTAAGAACTATCCGTTCCCAAATGCTGAGGCTCGGAACATCATCTGCTCATTGTTTGAGCGTGGAAAGCCTTGAGTCTTAGCTGGGAAAGGCACGAAGTCCTAAAGCCGCCAACTGACGAAGAGTTGGCTGTCATGGCTGCTGAGGATGTCCTCAAGCTCCATGAGGTTTATCATTCGGCAATCGCGAATAGCAGACGTGACCCCTACAGGTATGGGTGGAAGCTTCCCCATTGGAGGGATGCGGAGGAACTTCTAAGCACGCATTCTGAGCTTCTGGTAAGTGGGGGGAACCGGAGCGGAAAGACAAGTTGGGCGGCTCATGCCGTGGTTAAGGCGGCGGTGGAGAACCCACAGTCCGTCATCATGTGCTTTGCCCAGAATGCGGATGTGTCCATCCGTCAGCAGCAGTCGGCTGTCTACGACGCCTTACCCGAGGAGTACAGGGTTAAGGTGCTGGGAACTGAGGAGAATGTTTCCTACACGCGGAAGAACGGCTTCAGTAAGTCCAGCCTGATCCTCCCCGGCAGTAAGTCCTCCATCATCTTTAAAACCTATGCCCAATATCTTAATAACGACACCATTCTGGAAGGTGCTGAGCTTGGTTGCCGTGATCCTAATTGGATCAACATTGGAGCTTGGTGTGACGAGTATCTTATTGGGCCAGAACTTCTGGCAACGCTCCGCTTCCGTTTGGCTACTCGTAATAGCAAACTGGTTGTTACTTTTACTCCTATTGATGGCTACACAGAGGTTGTTAGAGATTATGTCCAAGGGGCAGAAATACTTCGTGCAAAGCAAGCTGAACTCCTTGGGGGACGCTCGGTGCCATATCTACAGCGTTCCAAAAACCGAGACGCAGGGATCATCTACTTCCACAGTAGGGACAACCCCTTCGGTGGTTACGACCGTATCTCAAAAGACCTTGCAGGCAGACCGGAAAATGAAATCCTTACACGTGCTTATGGCATTGCTACGAAATCGGTAAGTACCAAGTTCCCCAACTTTTCACGGGAGATCAACGTCGTCCCGCATGAGTCCATTGATCTGAAGGGCAAGACCAAGTACATGATCTTGGACCCTGCTGGTCGCAAGAACTGGTTTATGGCTTGGATTGCCGTGGACCCTACCGACACATGGTGGGTGTACAGGGAATGGCCTGACGTTAATGTCGGGGACTGGGCCAAGTGGTCTGGGGGTAAGTGGACCAGCGGAGAAGGGGCCAAGGGTTTGGGTTATGGCATCCGCGACTACGTTGACCTCATCATGCGCTATGAGGACGAAACCAAGGATTCCATCTTTGAACGCCTCATTGACCCTAGGCTGGGTGCCGCGAAGTACCAGACCCAGACAGGGGCTTCGTCCATCATCGAAGACCTAATGGATGCTGGCTTAGTGTTCATCCCAGCCCCCGGCTTGGACATTGAGGATGGGCTGCAAGCCCTCCAAACCAAGATGGCCTACAGCAAGAAGGCTCCCGTAGATTCGATTAACAGACCGCACCTTTACATCTCCGACCGCTGCCAGAACATCATTTCAGCCTTTCAGGAGTACACGGCTGATGGAGGGCAGGACGAGGCATGGAAGGACCCAATCGACTGCATGCGCTACGCCGCAGTCTCTGGCATCAGGTTTCTAGACCCCAACTCATTACGAACCATCAAACCCTTAGGAAAAGCCTACTAACATGCCCGTACCATTCCAAGCACTCTGCGATGAGTTGAGTATTTCCAAGTTCCAGCTTGCGAAGCTCAGGGACGAAAAGCTGTCCCCTGATGAGCATTTCACCGATCAGGGCAGGAAGTTCTTCACGGATGAGGGAGCCGACAAGATTAGGCTGGCCGTGGAGGTTCCTCTGGCTGTTCCCAAGCGCATTCAGGTAAGGGTGGTGCGCCGCGCCCCCAACCCCCATTGGGTGTATGCCTTGATTGAAACAGGCAAGCCATTGGTGCCTGTAGCCGTCAGACCCCGCGATTGTGATAGGCTCGTAGGCAAGCCCATCTACGCGGACATCATCACCGACGCCAATGGTGGCATCACCTATCGGCATGAAGTCCTCGGAAAGTGACATTACGTTAGACCCTCAGTGGCAGGCTGAGCAGATGGACCGTCTGCTTGGGTTTGAGATTTTGACCAGAACCCTCAATGCCCAGTACCAGCCGATAAGCCCAGAATTGCTCTCCGACAAAATCGGGGCGCACAAGGGCTTTGCCTATACAATAGTCCAGAACTTACAGCGCAAACTCAATGCAAACCAACGAGTCTAACGAAGCCCTGACCTACGTTCAGGATAAGCCTAACGTAGCCGCGCTGAAAAATGCGTACGACACGACCATCGGGGACTTGGACTGGTACTTGCAGAGTACGCGGGACTCCTATGACTACCGACGCAACATCTGGCCGGGAAAGTCCAAAGACCTGCGCAAGCATGGGGCAGACGCCTTTCCCTTTGAAGGTGCGGCGGATTCGGAGGTGCAGATCATCGACGAGCGCATCAACACCTACGTTGCGCTGTTTATGTCTGCGCTCAATCGGGCCAACATCAGGGCCTACCCGGTTGAAATCGGAGACCTGAGCCGTTCTCGCGTGGTTAGCGCCTTCCTGAAGTGGATGGTGGCTTCCTACATCCCCGACTTCAAGCGTCAGATGGAGCTTGGGGCCAACTACCTGATGGAGCGGGGCATGATGATTAGCTATGTGGGCTGGCAGAAGGAAAACCGCACCTTCCTTCAGCGTCTGGACATCAACCAGATTGCTCAGGTTAGCCCCGATTTGGCCCAACTCATCATCGACGGCAAGTCTGACGACCAGATTGTCGAGCTTCTCAAGGGACAGTTTCAGGGATTGACGGACAAGCGGGCCAAGAAGGCTTTGAAGGACCTCCGCAAGTCTGGCAATGCCGAGCTTCCCGTGGTTCGCCAGAGCGTCAATTGCCCCAAGGTGGCGGCATTAGCCCCTGATAGCGACGTTTTCTTCCCCGCCTATACGACTGACCCTCAGAAGGCCCCGTATTGCTTCTGGCGCGTCCTAATGACCGCTCAGGAGATCAAGAACAAGGTGGCTACGGAGGGTTGGGATGAGGAGTGGGTGGACAAGGTGTTGGAGATGCAGGTGACCTCCGTGGACATGACTGATCCTCGGACCAACACCCAGTACAACAAGCTCTCGACGGAGCAGACCACCGAGCTTTACGAGGTCATCTACTGCTACCAGCGCCTAATTTCTCAGGAGGACAACTCAGAAGGCATTTATTGCACTGTTTTCCACAACAACTGGTACGGAACTCCTGAGAATCCTAAGTACGCCAAGCACGAATTGCTTAATGGTTACGACGACTATCCGTTCGTAGTCACCAAGCTGGGTGAGGACAACAAGCGTCTGTATGAGCTTGCCACCATTCCTGAGCAGCTTCGCGGCATCCAGTGGCAGGTGAAGGTGGAGCGCGATAGCCGCATCGACCGTAACTCCTATGCAACCCTTCCCGCCATCCTCTATCCCGCTGGAACTCCCGCCCCTGAGTGGGGTCCGGGCGTCAAGGTGGCCTATCGTCGGATGGGCGAGATTCAGTTTGGGCCTACTCCTCCCTACAACCCCGGCAGCGTGGAGATGGAGCGCACGCAGATTGAGCAGGCCGACCGCCTCATGGGTCTGGACCATGCCAATCCAATGGCCCGCATCCGCCAGCAGTACTTCGTGGACAAGTTCCTGACCCACGTCAGGGATGTCCTTCGTCTGTCCTACAAGTGTTACCAGCGGTTTGGCCCTGAGCAGGTGTTCTTCCGCGTCACGGGAAGCCCCGATCCGGTGCGCTTTGGCCGTGGCGACCCGAATGAGAACTTCGACATCAACATCAACTTTGATGTCCTCAACACCGATCCCGAGACCCTTGAGTCTCAGCTAAACCAGTTCGTAAGCCTGCTCCAGTTCGACCGTAACGGTCGTATCAACGTGGACCGCATGCTTGAGGCTATGGCTGGGGCGGTCAATCCCCTCCTTGCGGATGCTGTTCTTCAGCCCGCTCAGGAAGCCCAGCAGCAAATCGTCCGTCAGGTCACGGATGACCTATCGAAGATTTACGCTGGGATTGAGGTGGGTGCGCGGCCCAACGGGGCTCAGGTGGCCATGCAGGTCATACAGCAGTATGTCCAGCAGCCCGACGTTTCCCAGCGGTTGCAGAACGACGAGTCTTTTGCGGCTCGTCTCCAGAAGTACTCCCAGCAGTACCAGTTCCAGATGCAGCAGGCTCAGAACGCTCAGATTGGTCGGATTGGTACTGCGCCCGCTCAGATGGGTCAAATGCAGACTCAGGGGATGAACGCATAAGGCGGTCCCACTTTTCGGTCAGCGACTCATACTGGGCAGCGAACAGCACCTCGTCCAAAGCGAGGATGCGTCCGCTTATCTGCTGAAGGCTTTCCGTCTTTAGGTCGTGGAGTTGCTTAATCCAATACTCCCGCACGGCATGGAGTTCGTTCAAGAACTTCAGAAAGTCCTGACTGTTATGGAGGCGTTCGATGATTTTTGGGTCGAGCATCACTCCATGTGGCTCAGCAGGGCATTCCTAGGCAAGCACTAAATGGTGTGTGCTAGGATTTGGATAACTCGCAATCGCCGGGGCGCAAATACGGCGGAAACACAATCTATGTCAGAAGACGCTACGTCAAACGCGGCAGACGTTAAACCAGCCGTGGAAAACAAGCCGATGTCGGACAAGGACTTCCTGTCCAACCGCATCGCCAAGCTAACTGCCAAGGCCAAACCGGCTGAAGCAAAGCCTGAATCGGCTCCTGAGGAGCAACCGAAGGCTGAGTCTCCCTCACAGGAGGGCGAAACTAAGCCAGAGGAAGCCCCGAAAAAGGAGGTTCTTTCAAAGGATGTAGACGAGCTAACGGATGAGGAAATCGCTGAATTGGCTCAAAAGGGCAAGAGCGGGCTCCTGAAGCGCATTGCTGAACTTACTGCCAAGAGAAAGTTGGCGGAGGAGAAGGCGGCGTCTCTGGAGGCCATGATTGCTCAGGCCAAGCAGCAGATTCCCGAAGTCAAGGTGGAGAACAACCCTTACGCCAACGTAAACACGTTGGATGACCTTCAGGCCAAGCGCAAGGAGGTTGACGAGGTGGTTGAGTGGGCTGAGGAGGTTCTCTTCCGATCCGAAGACCTATCCGCGACTGACGTTGCGGTGACGGTAGACGGCAAGGAATACACCAAGGCTGACATCCGCGAGTCCCTTCGCAAGGCCCGCAAGGCCCGCGACAAGTTCATCCCCGCGCAGTTCCAAGAATTGCAGGCGGCTGACCAGCGCAAGCAGATGGAATCAGCATTCCAACAGCAGGCGCGTAAGGAACTCAACTGGCTTGATGGAGAGGACAACGACACCCGCAAGCGTTTTGAGGCAATGGTCAACGACCCGCGTCTCAAGCGAGTGAAGGAAGCTGTTCCCGACATCGCGCCGCAGATTGAATACCTCATAGCCCACGCAGCCAACTCCATGTATGGCCGCAGGGTCATTGAGGCGGACAAGCCCAAGTCCCCCGCAATCAATCCGCCGTCCAATCCCTCCACCACCGCTTCCGCAAGTGAGCGGGTAGATGGAAGGGTTGAAAAGTCCCTGAAAGAGGTCGAGGCCCGGTTTAAACAAACAGGAAGCTCTAGCGACTTCATCGCCCTCCGCGCAGCTCAAATCTCTAAACGTAAAACCTAACTAGTCATGTCATTCTCTAATACCTACGACACTACCTCCCCGGGTAGCGCGGCCCTCAATCGTGAGGACCTTCAGGACGCCATGTCCATGCTGTCGCCCGCTGAGACCCCGGTCCTCAGCACGGCGGATAAGTTCAAGTGCAACGCCACCTTCGTTGAGTGGGGCGTTGATAAGCTCTCCACCCCGTCCTCGACGGCGGTGAGCGAAGGTGCTGATGTCACCGACTTCGACGACAAGTTTGAGTCGGTTGCTCGTCTGGGCAACTACGTCCAGAAGCTCCGTCGTTCCTACCGCGTGTCTGACCTCCAGCAGGCCGTCTCCTCGGTTGGACCGCAGGACATCGCCCGTGCGGAGATGAAGGGCGTCAAGGAACTGAAGCGCGACGTGGAGAAGACCCTCCTCGGCACGCAGGATCGTGCGGCTGAGAATGGTGGCGGCACGGCCTACACCATGCGCGGCCTCGGTGACTGGATTGACTCCTCGGGTCCGGCGGATGTCCCTGCTGACTACCGCACCCCGTCCGGTTCGATCCACGCTTCCGGCACCTTCAGCGAGACGGTTCTGAACAACCTCATCACGTCGATCTATCGCGTGTCGGGTGTGACGAACAGCCTCACGCTGGTGGCGGACACCGCCCTTCGTCGGGTCATCAGCGACTTCGCTCGCGCTGATTCCTCGACCGGCCCGATCCGTACCTTCAACAGCAATTCGGCCTCTGGCCTGATTAAGCTGTCGGTTGGTCAGTATCAGTCGGACCACGGCATTGTCACCATCGTTGACATGAATCCCGACTGCGCTCCCGACACCACCAACAAGGACACGGGTTATCTGATTAACCCCGACTTCTACGCGGTGGGCGAGCTCATCCCGCTCGGCAGCACCCGTCTGCCGAATCTCGGTGGTGGCGAGCGTGGCTATGTTGACTGGACCGGCACCCTCAAGGTGGCGCATCCGGGCGCGCATGGCAAGATCACCGTCCTGAGCTAACCCTAACCAAGGAGACCATCACAATGGCTAAAGTTGCTGTCAACGAACTGGGCGTCTTCACGGATGTCATCAAGCTGGACTACAATGACCTGATTGCTATCGGCAACGGTGGCACCCGCGTCATTGCCAAGATTCCTGCGCACGGCGCGGTGGAGCTTGCTGGTGTCGCCAACACGGTGGACATCGCTGGCTCGTCCTCGCTGGTCATCGACGTTGGAACGACCTCGGCTGACCCCGATGAGTTCATCAACGCGCTGGACGTGGATGCCATGACTGCCCCCGTGTTCAACACGGGTGACCAGTATACGGCTGGCACGGCCACCAGCTCCTCGGGTCTGACGCAGGCTGTCAAGCAGTCGGCTTCGGAAACCGATGTGTACATCAAGGTGACTGATTCGGCCATCGCCTCCCTCACGGCTGGCGAAATCGTCATCGGCCTGCGTATCATTGATCTGGCGAAGTTCGCCTAATAGACCGCGATACGCTGTTAGAATGGGGGCGCATCCTGAGGGGTGCGCCTCCTTTTTTATGCACATCATCACCAGCTTGCCCGGAGAAGGGGCCGTGAAGGACGCTCTGATCCGTGAAATCAAGACGGGTTTCGAGCTAATCAAGGCAAACGAGAAGAAAGAGGAAATCATTGCCGCCCAAGAGGCCCAGAAGTGGAAGAACCACCGTACCATCCCGGGTATTGGCAAGGCCGTGGCTTTCTACCCTGCCGACGAGTATTGCCGCCTTGTCCGCAAGTTTGGACGGCATGAGGTGAACAGCAAGGAATTCATCAAGTACCATCAGAAGAAGTTTCCACATCTGGCTCCCAATAAGATTTGATGCAAACGGACACCTACAGCAATCTCCTGTCCTTGGTTAAGGGGTTGTCTGGGAATACCACCCTGACTACCGCCGAGGAGTCGTTGGTGGGCAGCTTCATCAATCGACGCATCTACAACGCCTACCGTAGGAATGCCTATTGGCCGCGCTATCTAGTTCTGGGCGAGGCTCGGGCGGCTAGCGCCAGCGTCATTCCCTTCGATCAGGCGACCCTCAACTCCATCGACACCTTCCTCCGTATCTACGACGAGGCTCCCTACGTCACGAATAGCGTGGATGAGTTTGAGTTCGTCCTTACGAACGACGGGGCTAAGGTGATTAGCAATTCGGACAGTCTGACCACCTTCTACGTCGATTATAAGAAGCGGTGGGGTGGGGATTACAACTCAACCACCAATCAGAACGTACCCCTTGAGTTCTTCCATTATGCCGCGCATGGGGCCTTTGCCGACTTCCTGCGGTATGATGGTCAGAATGAGAAGGCGGCGGCTGAGGAAGCCTACGCCGAGAGCCTTCTTGTGCTAGAATTGGAGAACGCAATGAACCAGCGCAATGCCAACCGAGTGGCTTCGCGGTTCCGCAGTCACGCTACATCTCAATCCCGCTTCTAATCATGGCTAACGCACGCATCGTCAACACTCCCTCGCAAGCTGTCCCCCAAAACGGGGTTAGCCATGCCCAAGTGACCATTGGAGCCACCGCCGCAGCCATCTGCTCGTCGCTCAATGCCGACACCACCCATGTGTTTGTCCAGTTTACGGGGGCTAATGCCCGTGTGACATTCGATGGGTCCACCAATCCGACCACCTCCCTTGGGTTCCAGTATCCCGATGGCAGTACGGCTTATTGGACGCGCACGATGGCCCTGAAGGCCAAGGCGATTCGTGATGACTCCACGGACGTTGTGGTGGAAGTGCAGGAGCTCAACTACCTGTAATGCAGTTGGATGTTCCAATTTTGATTCGTCCATTTTCTCCTAAGAAGGTTGTTATTCCGGTAGGGGCGGATCAGGAGTTTTGGGTTTCCGTAATGATGACACGCCCATAATGCAATTTGACGTTCCAATCCTCACCCGTCCGTTCACCTCCAACAAGGGGCTCACCCCTATTGGTGCGGACAGGGAGTTTTGGAGTGATGTGTTGATGAGCCGTCCTCAGACGGTGGAACCCGACATCATCTACAGCTTGGTAACGTCCTCTGGGGATAGGTTTATCGACAGCAGCAGCAATCAATTTATAGCCGTCACCTAACATGGCCGACATTCGCATCAATTCTCTTCCGACCACAGCTAGTGCTTCGTCTTCTGACGACTTTCTGGCTCTTGACGGTGCAACGAACGGCACGCGCAAGCTGAATGCCTACAGCCCGACGTTTGGCGGCAACCTGACGGTGAGCGGCAAAATTATCGGCGGAAATTCGTCGGACTCTGGTGCGATCAGTACGCTTCGCAGTTCTGGAGCAGCAACCGGTCTTGCCAACGTAAAAGCAAGTTCCGCTCTTACCGTCGTTGATAATACTACAGCAAACACCGACTCGGCAATGGTGTTCGGCGTAAATGGTAGCGGAGCTTATATCCAAGGGCTCTACACGACTGTTGCCAGCACGATAACGCTTCAACCGTATGGAGGTTCGACAACCCTCGGCGGCAACCTCACCGTCAGCGGGACGGGAAATAGTAGTGTCGCTGGAACGCTGCTTGTTGCAACCACGACCAATAGCAGCAACGGCAAGATCCAACTCGCCACCCACTCCACCAGCGCGGGCGGGATTGGGTTTGGGACGGAGACTAGTCTGTATCGTATTGATACTGGTGCTCTCGCGTTAGATCATGTCGGAGGAAGTGCTCCACGTTTTGTACTTCGTAGCAACGGAACTATCGCCAGCAATTTGGAAGTAAGCTCTGGTGATCTTTTCTTCGACAATCGCGGCGTAGGCAAATCGCTTTATCTTCGGACCACCACTTCTGGAGGTACGACCACCACCGCCCTGACGCTCGACAGCAGCCAGCGTTGCATCCTAGCCGGTGCGCTTCGTCTAAATAACGCTTACGTTTCGGGGGCTCCTACGGCCACGGGATACGTTACGCTGCAAGATTCGGCTGGGAACACTTACAAGGTGCTGGTCGGGACTTAACCGGCTTCGTCAGCGCATCCTCATACGACCAACCAAGATTGTGAATCCGGTTAGAAACAGTATCGCGGTTAATGCCAAGGCGTCGGCACCAGTTCGCAATGGTGTCGGCCTCGCCGTTAAGCGTGACCTTGCGGATTCCGGTTTTGTTGTTGTTCTGATCAACCCACGTCGCCCACTTGCAGTTGCTCGGCTCGTAATGGCCTTCGCCGTTGATTCGCTCAATCGTGTGCTTCGGCGTGGGGCGCGGTCCCATGTCCTCCATGAAGGCGGCAAACGAGTTGAACCATCGGTCGCAGACATCAATGCCTCGCTGTCCGTACCGAGGATGAGGACGGATTCGGCAACGCTCGCGCATGGATCGCCAGATGTTGTATTCCGGTCTTTTGCTCATTCCGTGCGTTTTAAGGCGTTCCGCAGCCTTGTCGCGCTGAAGGCATCCGCAGCTTTTGGTATTGCCGTTATTGAGCTTGTCGGTGGGTACATTGCGCGTCTGGCCACACTCGCACCGGCAAACCCACTCGCTAACATGGCGGCGTGGATTCGTCGCTCGTTCAATGGCCGTCAAACGACCAAACTTCATTCCAGTCAGATCAACTTTGGGTGGCATACTCAAACAGTCTAGCGTGACCCTTAACTTGTCAATCTACTAATGCAAACCTCCATCGTTCCTGTATCTGTATTCCCCAGCACGGCCAACGTCCTCCTCATCCGCAGCATCACGCTCGGACCTCCGCCCCAGTATTTCTATGAGCTTTCCAACGTCGTCGTGGTTCCTCCCGTCGCCGAGCAACTCGACCCGACCACCGGCGCGGTGCTTATCGCTGCTCAAGACGAGCAGACTATTGTCACGGTGCTGAAGTCTGGGAATGTCTCGATGACCGAGGCCCAATGGCAGGCGTGGCCCGCTGACGCCGACGACGACAAGGTGCAGTTGGACGCCATTGCCGAGAACCTCGGCCTGACCCGTGTCTGAGCAGCTAAAAGCCGCCTTCACTAAGTTCCCTTATTGCCTAGCCACCTACGTCTGCCTCATCGGCGCGGGGTGGCTTTTGGCTTTTGGGTGGAAGCCTGTGAAGAAAGACTTTCCCATCTACGACTCTCCCATTGCCGAAAGCGTAGCGCATGAAACCGCCCAGAAGCTAGGAGGGCGGGCTTGGGCTGTAGGGAACACTGGGTCCATGAAGCCCCTGCTTCAGGGAGGGGAGTATGTCGTTACGGTGGACAGGTTTGAAGAGATAGAGGTGGGACAGGTTCTTGTCTATCACGCCTCCTACAATAAGAACCCCATAATCCACAGGGCCGCGCTCAAGGACAAGCATGGCTGGCTCATGTCTGGGGACAGTTCACGATTGTCAGAGAGCTGGTCTCGGGTGACAAAGGATAACTATCTAGGAACGGCTGTGGTAGGCTATCGTAAACCATGAGAAGCACGGTAAACAGTGCGGGTGTATACACCAAACCCACTTTACGGAAGAACATCTATCGGCGCATCCTCGCTGGGAGCAAGGGCGGTAGGCCGGGGCAGTGGAGCGCCCGCAAGGCACAGTTCCTTGCTCGTCAGTATAAGGAAGCTGGCGGGGGATACAAGTCGTGAAGCCCCAACAAAGGTCACTCGTTGATTGGACCCGTCAGGAATGGCGCACCTATTCGGGTAAGCCCTCCCTGAAGACGGGGGAACGCTATTTGCCAGCCAAGGCTTGGGCATCCCTTAGCCCGTCTGAGCGTGCGGCTACGAACGCCGCCAAGAGGAAGGCCATGAAGGCTGGGAAGCAGTTTTCCAAGCAGCCCAAGCGGGTGGCGGAGAAAACAAGCCGTTTCCGTTAATCGGCTAGACAGATATAAGGAGTTTATCCATTTTATCGGTATGGACCATAACCAAGCCCTCAATGCCCTGTACAACGCGGCGCGTCTTGCGCCCCTTAACGCTGCCGACCATGAGTTGGTGAAGAAGTGTGCGGAACAGCTTCTGGAAGCTCTGAAGCTAAAGCCAGTACCCGCCTCCTCGGAAGACGACAAATCGTCTTAAACTCAAAGGAAACGCCCTTTCTGGGCATTTTAGACATGGACCTTAGCACCCTCTTAGCAGGCCCCATTGGTGGTATTCTCGGCCTAGGGGGTGCTATTTTCCAGAAATGGCTGTCCATGAAGGAGGCCAAGGACAAGCATCAGATGAGGATGGAGGAGCTTAAGCTGGCCTCCCAGATTGACCTTCAAAAGGCGGACATAGCCTTACGGCAGACTACGGAGGAGAAGAACGCGGAGAGCTTCACGGAAGCCGTCAAGGCTCAGGCAGGGCTGAAGCCCGCCTCCAACCTCGTAGCCGACATAATGACCCTTTTCAGGCCGGGGCTCACCTTGGCCCTTTGGATTAGCTCACTAGCCCTTGCGGTGTGGTATCGTGACAGCAATCCAGAGCTTATGAGCTTCATCATCACCTCCACCTTTGGGATGTTCTCCATCTCAGTTGGCTATTGGTTCGGGGTTCGTACCGAGCAGAAGATGGCAGTGAGGGGTGTCAAATGAACGTCCATCAAGGCAGGCAGATTGGCAGTGATGTTTTGGCGATGGTGAGCGCCTCAAGCTCCATTGCCGCTTGGCAGGAGCAGCTTGATTGGGCTCTGCGCATCCTAGCCAGCTTGCTAGCCATTGCGGCTGGTGTCTATTCCATCGTGGTACGCTATCGTCGTAAACACCGATGAACAAGAAGAGCAAAGACGAGATGCCATGCAACCAACCGATGAAGAGTTGGAGGGCTGGAAAGAAGAAGGTGGTGAAGGCTTGTGCGAATGGGCAGGAGAGGATCGTCCACTTCGGTGATAGCTCCATGCAGGACTTCACCCAGCACAGGAGCAAGGCCCGCAGGAAGTCCTATTGCGCTAGGTCTGGCGGGATTAAGGGCGGAGAGGGCAAGCTCTCGGCCAACTATTGGGCTAGGAAAGTGCTTTGGTCCTGCTAGCCGCCTCCCCTAGCGGGGAGGTGGAGGGGGAAACGAGTTTCTGTCAACACCAATCTTATGAGCAAATCAGGCGAACGCTACAAAACGAAGGCGCAGATGAAGCGCCACGAAATGGAAGAGTCGAAGAAGGAGCGCATGATGGAATATGGCTCCATGAAGACCAAGAACCACGGGACCTCCCGTAAGAAGTGTTCCTGACATGCCCCTGACCAAAAAGGGTAAGAAGATTATGGCCGCGATGGAGGCCGAGTACGGCAAGGAGCGGGGTCAGCGTGTCTTCTACGCCTCTGCCAATAAGGGCAAGATTAAGGGCGTAGACTTCAAGCGCAAGCGGCGTTAAGTGGTAGGATAGGCGTATGCCTGTCCTTTCCACAGTTGGCGCGGCCAGCCTTCGCGCCTTTGGCGCTTTCAGGCCGACCTCCTCGTCGGCATTCATCGTTGCCACGGGAGGCACGGTGTACGTCGATCCGACCGACGCCAATTACAAGATTCATCAGTTTACGTCGGATGGAACTTTCGTAATTACGACGGCTCCTTCTTCTGCTTCCGTCCAGCTTATGATGGTGGGTGGCGGCGGTGGTGGATTTTACGGAGGTGGTGGTGCAGGTGGTTACATCTACCGCCCTTCGTTCTCAGTGTCTGCTGGATCGTTTTCTGTGATCGTGGGAGCGTCGGTTGGCTCGTCAACTACGGGTAATGACACAACCTTCGGCGGATTGACTGCCTTGGGTGGTGGTAGTGGGAACGATGGGAGCGGTGGTAGTGGAGGTGGTGGTGTTGATTCCGTTGGAGGCTCTGGACTTCAACCCACGTCAGCCAGTGGTGGCTACGGAAACAAGGGTGGAGACTGGACCTCCTTTGGCAATGACGGTGGTGGCGGTGGTGCGGGAGGCGCGGGAAGCGTCCCCGCTGGTGGTGTTGGTCGCACGGCTGACATCATCTCCTCTGCTGGAACCTATGCCACGTTTGCAACGGGTGGTCATGGAAACTCCTCGTCCACCTCTTATCAGCTTCCTGCCGTTGTGGCCAACTCAGGCAATGGTGGATGGGGTGGAGGTTATAGTGGCATCAGCTTCGGAAACGGTCAGGCAGGCATTGTCCGCATTCGTTACAAATTCCAATAATGGCCCGCTATTCAAAATACGGGGCGTTTGACACGCCCATCGCCACGGACGGGGACACGGGCTTCCTGCGGATGAACAATCGTCTGCGCCCTGACCAACTGAAGCCCACGGACGTAGCCTACAGCAGCAATGGTCGCATGGACTTGGACGGGGCTTGGCAGGTGCGTAGGGGCATTGAGAACTTTGGACCCACGCTCACGGCCAACACAGAATCCATCCAGCTTCTGGCTACGCCCACTTGGAAGCTGTACAGCGGGGCAGTGAGCATCAGCAGCGCAAGCCGCAGCACAACCACTGTGACGGTGGACACGTCCTCTGCCCACGGCTACAGCAGCAATACCCTCGTTTACATCTCTGGGCTTACTGGAACAGTGAATCCAAATGGCAACCGTCTCATCACGGTGACCAGCAGCACCCAGTTTACGTTCAGCATCACGGGAGCCACTGGCAGCGAAACCTACACGGGCACGGGAACGAGCAACCCAGCGGCTTTGTCTTCCACCGCTGTGACGGGAGTGTTTGGATCATGCCTCTTCAGCAACCCGAATACGGCGAACGACAACTACATCATCCTCGCCACCAACCTCAACGCTCAAGCCGTCAAGCTCTCGGATGGAACGGCAACGACGATTGCCTACCCTACTGGTGTCACCATCACCTCCACGGTGAGCCTGCTTCAGGCGTTCGACAAGGTGTTCATCTTCAGGAACGGAGAGCAGGCGCTTGAGTGGAATGGCTCGTTCTCTGGCACTCCCGCCTTCACCAAGGTGCTTGGAGGGGTTTACGCCAATCCTGTCTATCTAGATTCCTCAAACAACACCACCGTTCTTGATGGTGTTGCCACGGTAGCAGAGACCGCTCACGGGCTTTCCGTTGGAGACAGAGTGTGGGTTGTTAATCAGGGCTCTGGCCATTTAACCATCGACGGAGAGGGTTATGTGGTGGCTACGGTGCCAAACGCCAACACATTCACGTTCTTTACGCAGACGGAAGACGACGCCACCCATAAGGCGGTTTTTGCAAAACGCCAAAGCAATGGCCTTGGGCTCATGCACATGCCGGGGCCAGCTTGGGGTGTCCATCACCAGCGCAGGCTTTGGGTGCCGTATGCCTACACCCCGGGCGGAACCTCGGGTTCCCCGACCTACACGGATAGGAACATTCTGGATGAAATCGTAGCCTCAGACATCCTAGACAGCGACACCTTTGACAAGATTGAGGCCCAATACCGCATTACGGGGGGTACGGCTGACAGCCTTGTGGGAGCTGAGCCGTTTGCCGAGGACAACCTGTTGGTGTTCATGCGGCACTCCATCCACCTGATTAAGGGCATATCAGGTTCGCTACTAGACACATCAGTAAATCTAATCACCAAGGAGGTGGGATGCGTGGCCCGTAAGTCCATCGTCCAGATTGGCAATCAGGTGCTGTTCCTGTCAGACAATGGCGTGTATGCCGCAGCCTTTGGTGACCTGTACAACCTGCGTGGAGTGGGCGTTCCTCTGTCCGAGCCCATCAACCCGATCATCTCTCAGATCAATCGTAACTACGCCCAGAACGCCGTTGCGGCCTATTACAACAACCGCTACTACATTGCTGTTCCTTTGGGTAACTCCACCAAGAACAACACCATCTTGGTTTACAACCTCCTGAATCAGGGCTGGGAGTCCATCGACACCATCAATGCCACGGCTTGGGATGTGCAGGATATGATTGTCGGGGACATTGGTGGATTGTCCAATCTCTACGTTGTGGGCAGTTCGGGCTCGGTTCATGTGATCGACGCCCGCGAGGATGCGTTTGACCGCCTTGCCCTGTACGCTGGCATCCCTGCCTCCAACTACGCCGTAGCCTCCTACGTCACCAGCCGTCAGTATACGATGGGCACGATTGACCGTAAGAAGTTCTCCTCCTACGAGATTCACGTCGAGTCCTCTGCCAGCGAGGCGTCTAATGCCAGCATCAGCTTTGAAACAGAGAATCTGGACTCAACTGAGGCCCTTACGTCCATTTACGCCTTGTTGGACAACGCCAACCTGCCTGTGGGCGAAGATGCCTCGTTGCGTGGTAGGATTGGCAATAAACGCGGCTATGGCGCACAACTAACGCTTACCCCTACGGTTGGGCGTCCCAAGCTGCGTGCCGTCAACCTTAACGCAGCCCTAACCAATCTCGGCGTAAGCCAAGCCACCTAATATGGCCATCCTAGTCACTGGAAACACGTTCTCTACGGGTGATAGCGTCACGGCGACCACCCTGAACAATGCTGTCAACAACGCCACGTTTGACACGGGTGCTGTGGATGGGTCTACCACCCAGCTTTCAGGTGGGGCCATCATCGTCAAGGATGGCGGCATTACGGCTTCCAAGCTGAGTACGGGAGGCCCGACGTGGACCTCTGGAGGGGCTTTGACGGCCACTTCCATCCAGAATACGCCGGTTGGATCAACCACGCCCTCCACGGGTGCGTTTACGACCCTTTCCGCCACGGGAACTACCTCCATTTACGAAGTTGTTGAGAAGGCTTCGCTGAGTGGTTCCGTCCTCACGGGCACGGTCAACTTCAACGTGCTTGATGGATCGGTTGTCTATTACACGGCCAATGCTTCGGCCAACTGGACGCTGAATGTCAGGGGTGATAGCTCAAACACCCTGAATACGGTGATGGCCACCAATGACTCGGTGAGCATTGTTGTCATGGCCACTCAGGGCAGCACGGCCTACTACCAGTCTGCTATGACCATTGATGGCAATGCCGTCACGCCCAAGTGGGCTGGTGGCACGGCTCCCACGGCTGGTAACGCAAATAGCGTGGACATCTATACGTTCACCATCATCAAGACGGCTAGTGCAACCTTCTCCGTCTTCGCCACCCAAACCAAGTTTGCCTAAGGCCATTGAGGTGGCTTTAGGCCTTTACGGCCCAGAGTTTGCTAGGATACACGGACACTACACGCTGAATGGCTTTTGCTATTCCCAGCCTGATGTGTTCCTTTTGTTCAGGCCGTGCAGGATGGACAGGATGGGAGAGTGGTCGCCGGTAGATGCTGATTGTTGGTGGGTGGAATTGGCCATAGGGGAGAAAGCACCGTCCATCTTTGCTAGAATCGTCCCGTGGTCACTACCTTACGTTGGCTGGCAGCGCGGGGTTAGGGACGACCTTAAACCAAGATTCTTCCCTTTCAACAAAGCCAAAGCCATCTATGAGTTTTTCAACGAGAGTCGCGGCCCCGCCCCCTGCCCCAACCCCTGTTAATGCTGGGGAGTCCGCTTCCCAGTTCATTAGCCAGATGGCTAGCCCCGAGTTTCAGCAGATGCTGCTGAATGCGGAGGCCACCTACCGCCCGCAATACACGGCTCTCAGTCAGCGCGATTTGCAGAACACGCTTCTTGGCGTGGCTCCCGGCACGGCTGAGGGGTTCTATGGCACACTTGATTTGGCGGACATGGCTGCGCGGCGTCAGGCTGCGCTTCAGCAGGGCCTTCAGACGCAGGCTACGGAGTTTGGTCTAGCTCAGCTTGGGGCCTATGCTCCTCAGGCCCGTGAGGCCTATCTTGCCGCCAATCCCGAAATGGCGGCGGCTTTGGGTCAGGCTGCTCAGTTTGGTGGTCGCCAAATGAGCGGCTACTTGAATGAGATGGGGCGGCTTGCCATGCAGGCTCCTCAGGCTCAGGCCATCAGTCCTGAGCGCCTTACGGCTCCTTCTGGCTTCACTCCTCAGCAGGTGGCGGCTCAACAGCTTCAGGTGGCAGGAACCCTTACGCCTGAGCGCGTAGCGGCTGAGCGTGTGGCCGCTGGTCAAGTGGCCGCTGAGCGTGTGGGCGCTGGGGCTCTTGGTGAAACCCTCTATCAGCAGGCTCTGCGCAACCAGCAAGTTAGCCCGCTGAGTCAGGCTCTTCAGGCGCAGGGGTTGGCGCGGGCTGCGGCTCCGGGGCAGCTTACGGCTCAGGAGCTTCGTGCTGCCACGCAGGGAGCCCGAGAGATGGCGGCTGGTGCGGGCCGTCTGGAAAGCGCGGCTGGCATCACTGGTGAGGCTCTGGCTAGGGCTGGTGCGGCTCGTCAGCGCACGGCTGAGGACATTGCCATTGCCCAGCAGATTAACCAGCAGCTTCTGGGGGCCCAGCAGGCGGGTCAGTCGTTGGCTACGGATGTGCTTCGTGCGGACATTGCGCGTCAGCAGGCCAATGCGGCTGCGGCGCTTCAGGCTGGTCAGTTTAATGTTGGCACTGGTCTTGAGGCCTCTAGGGCCAATCAGCAGGCGGCGCTTCAGGCTGCTTTGGCCAATCAAGCCACGGGTATGCAGGCTGGGCAGTTCAACATCACGAACGCTCAGGATGTGGCTCGACTCAATCAAGCTGCCAACCTTCAGGCTGCCTTGGCCAATCAGGCTGCTGGACAGCGTGCGTTTGAGTTTGGCGCTGGTCAGGGCATGGCCGCGCAGGAGCTGAACGCCCGTCTTGGGCTGTCGGCGGCTGAGGCTAACAGGGCGTTTCAGGCCCAGCAGGCTCAGCAGCAGTTTGGCAATCTTGGGGCTGTTCTTGGGGCCGAGCAGAGCATGCTTGGCGCGGACAGGGCGTATGCTCTTCAGCAGGCCCAGCAGCAGGGTAATGTCACGGCTGCTAGCCTTGGCCTCATTGGATTCGGGCAGACTCCCACAGCCCTTGGTCTTGGCGCTCAACAGCAGGGCATCAGCGCAGGTCAGATGGGCATGGGTCCGCAGTTGTTTGATCCGTCTGCTGGCATCAATCTTGGCCTCCAGAACGCGGCCAATCTGGCCAACTATCAGGCTGCAACGTATGGCGCTAGGGCTGGGGCACAGGGTCAGATTGCCGGTGCCACCATCGGAGCTATTGGAAACATTGCTGGATCATTCCTAGGCAATCCTTCGCTAAAACTACCGTGCTGGGTGGCCCGTGAGGTGTATGGCGTTGAGAACCCGAAGTGGCTGATGTTCCGCGAGTGGTTGTTTGAGGACGCTCCATCTTGGTTCTACAAGCTCTACGTCAAGCATGGTGAGAAGTTTGCTGCCTTCATCAGCAACAAGCCCAAGCTGAAGTCCTTCATCCGTTCTTGGATGGACAGCCGCATCAATCACAAATTCGCTTAACATGGCCATCATCGGACAAGGCGTACAGGCTGGCTTGGGACGGGTGGACTACACCCCCTATCTTCAGGGGGCGATGGCTGGCGCTCAAGGTATTGCTCAGGGCATTGCTGGCTTTGGTCAGGGTGTCACGCAGGGCGTGCAGACCTTCCTGAAGAAGCAGGAAGAAAAGAAGAATGAATTGGAAGGCATTGAGTTCATCAAGAACCAGATTCCCGGCATTGATGACGCTGCTGCCAAGGCTGGTTTGAAGGCTGCTGGTGGCGCGGCTGCGTTTGTGAAGTTTAAGTCAGACATGGCGGCTCAGGCGGATGCTGATCGTATGCGCGCCTTGCAGCTTGCTGAAATGGAGCGTCGCGCTGCTGATCAGGCTGGTGCCGCTCGCTTCGCTTCCCTTCTTGAACAGGGTGGTGGTCAGGTGCCTTCTCCTATCTCTAATCAGGCTATTGCTCAAATTAGCCCTGAGGCTCGCATGGCTGGTCGCTCTGCCTATCTCCAGCAGGCCCGCGCTCAGGCTGAGCTTGAGCAAACTCAGGCTCAGACCCGCAATCTCCTTCAGAAGCCCCTTCAGGAGGCTCCTGTTGGCTATCGTTACACCAAGAGTGGTGAGCTTGAGGAAATCCCCGGTGGTCCTGCCGCTGCTGCTCGTAAGCGCGAAGAGGCGGCTCAGCAAATCGCCCTTAGGTCTGCCGCTCGTCAGGAAGAGCTTCTCAATCTGCAAATTGGCAGGGCTCAGGCCGAGGCTCAGGATGAAACTGAAAAGAAGAGGTTGGCTGAAGAGGCTAAGTCGGCGGCAATTGAGGATGCCAAGCTTTCCGCTGAAACCACCCTTCGCGAGGTGGGTAAGGCTCGCGCCCTCATTGACCAGCCGTTTGCACAGGGCTTTGGGTCTGACGTTGCCGGATTCTTTGGAGGAACGGCTGCTAATGACCTTGAAACGTCCTATGATGTCATCAGGGCTAATGAGGCGCTTGGCCGTATCATTGCCTTGAAGAAGGCGAGCCCGACTGGTTCTACTGGTTTTGGTGCCCTCAATCTGAAGGAACTCGAAACCTTGCAGAGCCGTTTTGCCAAGCTTACGCGCAAGACTTCCGATGAGTCTGCAAGGACCGCCTTGAATGATCTTGAGAAGGTTATTTACAAGGCCTACCCAGACCTCAGAGAGCGTGCGGAACTTGAGATGCGGAACAACGAGTCTCAGCGTGCGTCGCGAGGCCCCAAGATAGGCGCTGGAAGCCGATTTGAGGTCATTGAAGTTTCTCGCTAATGCCCACCTATACCATCAGGGATAAAGAGACTGGCAGGAGCTTGACCATCCGTGGGGACAGTCCTCCTACGGATGCTGAGATTGAGCAGCTTTTTGCCGCGCCTCAGGAACGTCCTCGCTTCACCCCAAGTCCCTATGGCGTTGGTGGAGGTGTGAGCGTTGCTCCTCCTCCCAACCTGAATGAAGCTACGGAGGCTGCTATTCGTTATGGCATCCCTGCGGTGGCCGCGCTTGGAACGATGGGCGCGAGTATTCCGATCCAGATGGCCATTGGTGCTGGTGCTGGCCTGCTGGGAGAAGCCGGGGCTCAGGCTGCTGGTGGGGCAGACTTAACCAATCGTCAGGCTCTTGGAGAGGTTGCCAAGTCAACGCTTCTCAGCGCCATTCCTGCTAGAAATGCAGCCAAGATTCTGGAAACCGCCGCAACGATGGGTGGTGGTGCTGCTCTGGCTGAGTCCATTGGAGGCTTGGTTTCTGGTCAGGATGCCAATGTGGCTTCGGTGGGCGGAGCTTCCGCTGTCTTTGGTGGCGGGTTGGCTGGACTTGGCAAGGTTGCTGGAAAGCTTAGCACTGCGGCTGCTGAGAATGCTCAGGCTAGGGAGTTCCTGAGTGAGATTGGAATCAAGAATCCAGTCCTTCCCCAGATTATTCCTGAGTATGCGCCTTTGACCAACCGAATGGCTGCGGCGAATCCTGAGTTGGCCAACCGTCTTGCCTCCACGGAGTCCGACATCACCCGTGAGCTTTTTGACATTGTGGGGAATGTTCCCCAGAATGATGTTCTGGCGTCTCGCTTTGCGCCGATGGCTCAGGCTGCTACTCAGGCTGAGTCTGCTGCAAAGGCGGCTAATGACACCTATCGTCGTGCTACGGAGCGTTTAATCCAGCTTGAGGCCGCTCCTCAGGCCACTGGCAATTGGCAGGCCGCGTATGAGGATGCGGTTCTTGCCAAGCTCAATGCGGTTCGTCGTGAGGCCGCTTCCACGTTTGCACTTCAGAACAAGTTTGCCGATGCGGCTTCCATTGCCTCTCATGCCAACGATCTTACGAAGACCATCCTGAAGCTGGATGACTCGGTGAAGGATGTTTCAACGGCGCTTTATTCAAAGACCGGCCTCAACGGTTCTGATGAGATTGTTTCACGTTCGGAGCTGGTCAGGGCAGCTAAGGCCTCCTTGAAGGATCAGGTGGACAGTCCGGTTGGGAAGCAAATTATCAATTCGATTGAGAACATAGGCAAGATTGAGGACACTATCCCTGAGTTCCTTTCTTGGAATCAGTTCAAGAACTTGCGCGATGAGATGTCCCAGAAGTGGGCGAGTCTCGACGAAAACTACGTCAATCGCGCTGAGGCGCTTGCTGGTAATGTCTACAGGAACCTTGGTGGGGTTTTCCGCAATGCGGTCAATGACCGTGTTGGTCCTGAGAACGCCAAGGCGTATGACGCCGCGCAGAAGTTCTGGTATGACTGGTCGCAGACCCGCGACAGCAATTTCACCCGTGGCATCTTCGGGGCTCCTAGGCGTCAGGCTGATGGCGGGGCCATTGTTTCAGGCATTACTTCCTCAACCCTTTCTTCGCTGGCTGATGGGGTTTTGAAGGGAGACACTCAGGCCATCTCCAATCTGGTTCGTGCAACCGACCTTGTAGGAAACTACGCTCCCGAGGTTGCCTCCACGATGAAAGCGTCGGTGGGCCGCGCCATTCGTGGGGCCATGATTGACAGGTACAGGAACGATCCTGCTGGATTGGTGTCGGCGATGGCTGAGCAAGCTAATAAGGAAGATGTTCTTCCCTTCATCCAGATGGCTGGATTTGGAGACAAGGCCACGATCAAGTCTTTGGCCTCTTCGGTGAAGGCCTTCAAGAAGGAGGACCTCACTCCTGAAATCATTGATTCTGCGTTGTCCTCTGGGGATGTGGCGCTTGGGTTGGCCTCTGGGGTTCTGAAAAAGCAGGCTATGGATGCGGCTGCGGCGACGCTTGCCAATGACACGGCCAAGGCTGGTCAGAAACTTGCCGATGCCCGAAAGACCGCTGCCAAGGCGAGTCTGGATGCCAAGCGCATCACGGATGAGTTCAATGCTGTCAGGCAGGACCCCATCTTCTCGGTCTTCACTGGACGTGGGAAACACGGGTTCTCCGAGGAGGCTGGCAAGGTGGGGCGAGGCACGCTTAGTGACTTCGTGGTCAATCTGAGCCCTGATGTTGGCCGTAGGTTCATGGGAGCCCTCAGGCAGAAGGACTCCGAGCTTGCCGAGCTTGTTTCCCGCAAGATTCTGGCTGACGAACTCTATCGTATTTCAGGGATTGAACGTAACGCCAAGGACGCCACTTCCAAGGTGGATTTTGACAAGCTTCGCAGGTTCTATAATCCTAGCCTTCCTCAGGACAAACAGCGTTCTGAACACATCAAGCTGTTGGTTGGGGATGTGCTGGATAGCCGCATGAAGCGGTTTTTCACCAACCTTGAGAAGGCTGCTCCCAAGCTGAAGGAAGCCAATCTGGTGACGCAGGAGTTGAAGGCCCCTATTGCCTCGACGCTTGCTGGTGCTGCCCAGCCTGTGCTGAACATCCCCGGCGTGTCTTCCCTTGGAGCGGCGGTCTTTGCCACGCGCATTGGCCGAATCTTGGAGAAGCCTAGGTTTGATCTGCTGACTTGGATGGCCACGGACCCTGAGTTCTTGAAGTATGCCGCCAAGGGCAAGAACTTCGCTGACTCCATGAATTCCCTGCCCGTGCGCAGAGCTTACCTGTACACGGCTAATGCTGGACTGTCCAGCGATATGGGGTCGTCTGACTCTGAGTTCAGACAATCTCAGCCCACTCGCTGATTCGTTCGTACCAACCGGGCTCCAGCCAGAACTTGAGCCCGTCGTTTACCCCCGACCAAATCTCAGCTAGGTAGGTGGGTTGGCCCCCGTCTGGGTGGAGGGCGGGGCCTACGAGGGTGAACTTCTGCTCATTAGCCTCCATGACGCAGGGCATTCCTTGCTTTTCTGTCAGGAAGCATTCCACTATGGGCTTGAATTGGTAGATGGGGGTCCCGGCGTCGTTGGTCATGCTGCCTTAAAGATGCAGGTGTAGTCCTCCAGTGACTTGGAGCCGTCGTAGGCGCGGCCATTGCCCATCCAGACAAGCCCGCATTCGCATTGGTTCTTCTTGCTATTAGATAGCGTAATGGGCCTTTTGCAGGTGCATACGCCTATGGCCGGGATAAGGGTCCACTTGTACCAGCCGTCTACGACATTGCCTTTGGGGTCCTTCTGGGGCTCACAAATCTGCCTTCTGGCGTAACAAATCCTAATCTTCTTTGTTTCTTTGCCCATAAACGGCCTTTCCTTGCGTTTTAAAGCGATTTGACGTTTTTGGCTACCCCCGTACTCAAAGCCAAACAAATCAAGCCTAATGCGATTCTAGGGGCGTTTAAGACGTGCCCCTGATGCGCAGTTCTATCCTATCCTCATCCCCAGCCCTCACCCTGACAGGAGTAATCTCAAACTCAATCCACCCTAGGGCACAGGGGCTACGTCCTGCATCCACGTTGTAGGAGGCCTTACCCGGCTCATAAGCCTTTAGGAATGAACCTGTGCGGCCTAGCCAAGGGGTGCGTTCGCGGACAATAACCCCACCCTTCTTGTCGTCTACCAGCTTAATGCGGGGGCTTGAGGGGATACACCCCTTCCCGTGGGTATGCCCCATGAGGTAGATGTCGGCATCCGCCGCGTTCAGCATCTTCTCAATGGTGTTGAACTGGGCTCCCGGCGTCGATCCCCCGCCCTTCCCATGATGGGCGAAGATGTCCAAGGAAGCCCTACTGTTCTTCCCTTTGAATCCTAGGCTTAGACGGATGAGCGAGCAGACTCCGAGGAACTTCGTTTGAAGAGCTGCCGCAAGAAGGTGATCGGTAGTATTACCATCACCAAAATCAAAGTAGTGGTTGCCACCAATAAGGCCAATAACCCTACCGCGCATAAATCCAAGCTCGTTGACCAAAGTTTTGCTAACACCTTTGTAGACATCTTTGAGTGTGTTTCTAGTTGTGTCGTGCAGTCCAAAGTCTGAAAGGACGATGCGCTCTGACGTACTCACGCCATCCGTGTAGTCCCCCATGCCTAGGAACAAGGCGTTCTTCTGGGCCTTGGCGTAGGACAGGAACTCCTCCCAATGGGTGTCCGCGAACATATCCGAATCCCTGTGGATATCCCCAACTGGGATAAGCTTGAAGGGCTTCCCAATCTCAAGCTCTAGGTCAATCTTGTGCGTGGAGAAGACCCCGGTCGTTTTCATCGTTTGTTAGCCTTCCTTACTTCGCGCTGCGCTTGCGTGACTTCCGAATGACAGACGGTACAAAGTAGTCTGAATCCATCAGCTTCGACGAAGAGCCTTTGGACGTACTCGTCCCACCCACAAAATCCTCGAACAGGATCGACGACGGGCTGGATGTGATCAATGTGGGTTTCTTGATTGCCGACGATCTTTTGGCAAGCAGCACACCTGTACTGATTTCGTCCAACCCGCGCAGCCTTTCGGCAAGCGTGCTTAGGCCCCCATCGCCCAGAAGCCCTACGCAATGCAGATGTAATGAAGCTACGGAATCTAGCGGCTGTCCAAGTTCCACCATTGTAGGGCTTTTCTGGACTCATCCTATCGTGCGGCGTACAACCTCATGCCCCAACCATAGCAGACAGGCGTGGATATGCTTGCAGTTGATACGTTCCGCGTGGGGGTAATCATTGGGAACAAAGCCCTGCTTTATGCGGGGCTGGCACCTAGCCGTCCAGTCACGGCATGAGCATTCACCCATGCCGCGATGGAACGAAAGATCGACAACGTAGAACTCCTCTTCCTTGGACTCACTTGAGACATGAAAGAGAAGCTGCCCACGATGCTCAACCCTTAGGCTTGGCTCGTCCCGCTTCGCTTTCGAGACGCTTGGCTCGGGCGCTAACGAATGCATTGTAGCGTTCGATGAGTTTGAACTGATCAACTGGGTCTTCGCAATCGTGGATGTCTTTTACAAGAGCTTCCATAACTGCCTCTTCGTATGTGTCTAGGTTGCGCATTTTAGTAGGTAGCCTTTCTCCTCTGCCCATTTGGGATTGGAATGAATGTGGTCGTGACAAACTCGGCAAACGGCTAGGAAGATGGATGTGTCGTTCAACTTCCCACCTCGTCCGAGCGGTAGTTTGTGATGGATGTCTGTGGATTCGTTTTCTTTGCAGACTTGGCAAATGCTGTTAGCAGTAATATTTAGGAACTGACGCCTTAGCTTCGCGTAGTCGCCTAGCATCTTGCTTCGCTTTAAGCTCACGCGCCTTAGCGGAACCCTTCTTTGCAAAGACATATTTCTTTTGTTCTACTTCTTCACTTCTGAAAGCCTCAATTCCTAGCTGTTCAGCAAGAGCCAATAAAAGCTCATAGCAGCGCTTGGTTTCCCTAACTACAGGCTCAATGGAAACGTATTCTCCATCGTTGCTCACATAGTTGATAATTCCAGCATCGACCAGAGCTTGCCTAAGATGCTTATCTTTTGATGAGAACATTGTCTTTGTCTTGAAGTATTGCTGCCAATCTAAAAAAGGACGGGGAACGGCATGACCAGCGAGAATTCCCACCAGTGGAGCCTTTTCAGGAGCATGAAGCTTCCTGCCCCGTTTAATTCACTTACGCGGATCGTATCCGTTCTTGTACCGCCAGATCGCACAGGCATGGAGGAACATATCGAACTCCTTGCGCATGGTCTCGGCGTCGTAGGAAACAACCTCCACACGCCCCGGCTCCGTAGTCGAGATGTAGATGTTGTGTCCTACTGAGTTGTCTCGGATGTCTCCGTCCCTAGCCCAATAGGCAACGTGGTAGGCCGCGATCTGGGCTGCGTGGCCAAAGGACGGAACGACAGGCTCGTCTGGCTTGGTCCGCTTGGACTTGAAGTCTACGATGCCTACGCTCTTGCCCTTGGCGAATGCTGCGTCACAGGTCCCAGCATAGCCATGCTTGATAGATACGGTGACGAACTCAGACTCCTGCACCTCAAGGCCGAGGTCCAAAAGCTTGTCCATCGCGCCGTTGACATAATCAAGAACGTCTAGGTCAACAGCCTTCCCCTTCAGGCGGGCTTCAATGCCAGCATGAATCTTGGTGCCGAGGTCAGCCGCATCCCTAGCTTCCTTACCTGCCTGTTCGATGATGTAGGCGCAGTAGTCCTCGTAAGCCTCGTCAGCTACGATGGGACGATCAACGCACGCCTTGACCACCTGTCCCTGCTTCCAGCGTTCCAGCGCAGGGTTGTGGATGGTGCGGAGGACGCCAGTCACTGAAGGCAGAAGCCCCAGCTTCTTGGCATCCCGGATTGTAGTCGGCCTATTTGGGTTCTTGGCCGTCTTGGACGTGGTGGGCTGAGTGTGCGCCGCGATCCCGTCCTGCGTATACCAGTGTTCCACTTTAATTGGCGATGAGCCACCAAATGATGGAACAGATGAACACCGTGCAGAAGCCTACGGATGCCGCAAGCTTCAGCAGTTCCTTGTCATCATCATTAAAGTTCATCAGACCCTCCCTTGGCCTTAGGCTCGCTGATGGCGAGGCTCAGGAACTTGGAGCCAGTCTTGGACTCCTTGAGCCAGCCAGCAAGGCGATAGTCCTTGCCATTGACGTTGAGCTTGCCGGTGTAGTCAGGCTTCTTGGTCCCCTCAGCCTTCTCGGCATCGCGGAACAGAACGCCCTTATTCGTATTGTCGTATTGCATTTTTATTGGTTTGGTTTGGGTTGACTAACAAGATCAGAAAGGGTCTCCCTTAGCTTGGGGCTTACTCGGAGCGTGTAATGGCTTCGCTGCTGCCGTTGATGCTGCTTGCGGAGTTGCCATCCGAGCCGCATTCCCATCGTCGTCTTCCTGTGTGATACAGAGAAGAGCCGCGAGAGAATACCGGCGCAGATATGTAGTTGCCGAGCCGACGCCTTGCGGATCGGCTTTAGGGAGGGGCGAGTACGCTGTATCTTCGATCCACTGACCGGACACATGAAGGAGCCGAGTGCTGAGGTAAAGTCCGTCGTTCCCTTCAGACAAGCTCTGGATAACCGAGATGTTCTGTTTGTTGAGCGGCTCCTTGACCGCCTCAATAACCGAGCCAAGGCTTGCGTATGACGAACGGAAGTGCGGGTTCTTCGCGTCTTTGCTGGCATTGTTGATTTCCTTCTGAGCAGCCAGCAGGGCTGGCGCGATGAGGTCGAGTGTTTCTGATGTGTTCATTCTTCTAAGAGAGCTTCAATGTTTGCCATCCATTCACGGGTGGCTTGCAGGACAATCTCCTGCTCCATGCATTCAGGAGCCGGGAATCGGCTCATCCAGCCATCAAGCAGCATTGCTGCCTTGGCGAGTTCGACCCGTAGGTCTTGATCTGTAGTCTTCATCTTTATCATCTCTGTCTATGGGTTTATTGGTTTTCTTCTCTCCGTCAAGAAGTTTCTTGCGGAAAATTTCGTCGTAGTTCTCCCGATAGGTCTCGGAGAAGCAGTTGCGTGGCGCATCACCCTTACCGTTCATATGTAGGCAGGTTGCAGTGTTTCCTTGAAAACCAACTTCATTCCGTAGTTGTCAACATCTTTCAAAACAGAAACGCCATCTTTCTTTTTCAGGAAGTTGGACTTGAACCTAGAGTAATCGACATGGTGCTGCCACCTGTTCCACTTTTTTGTGATTCTTACGCAGTCTGGATGCTGCTGCTGAAGACTTTCAGCCATAATCTTTCTGCCATCTCCTGAGTAAAGTTCGGCGGTGTTTCCACCGCGCATGGTCATGGTTGTGGCCTTTTCCTGAGTGAAGGCATAAAACAAAATGGTGCAATAGCCATCCTTCAAAACCCTTATTGAGAGATCGGTGTCCTCGTTGTACCTTCCTCGCCACCTATGCTTGATTGAATTGTCAATCAAGATGCATGAGTAGATTCTGGTGTTGGTGATGAAGGCAGGCCAAGGCCATTTGCTCTTCAGGAAAAAATCATACTGAAATCCAGATATGGCTACGTTTTCATACCTATCAACGAAGTCTTCCGCGCACTTGAATATGGTTCCGCTGGCAACCCTTATTTGCCTGTTTCTATTCATCCTGTTAAACCCGCCAATATTGTCGTCCATGATCCAGTGCCTAGCATGGCCTTCTGACATGGAGTGATCCCAAATCCAGTTTCTTGCTGGTATTGATCCTTGTCCTAAATTTGAAAACGGCAGCGTTAGGATTTTTTGAGTATCTATAACTTTTGAGTATTCATCGTACTCCTGAGGCTCAATGACAATTCGATAAGGAACATTTAATCTTTCCAGTGTTTTTGATGTCAATCTGCTTTCCCAGCGACCTTTCGAAACAATGTAAATTGGATACCTAGGATTCATCAATGTACACTTTGTCGGCTATTGTCCTGTTTTCAGCTTTCGGGTGCCAAATTGACTTTTGCTTTGGCGTGATAGGCTGACCTATAAGATTTGAAAATTTGATAACATCCTCCTCACATCGAAAGTGAACTATTAAGCTTCTTTTGGGAGAATGATCTTCCATTACAAATTCAGGCATTCCAAACCAATGTTGTTTCCAAATGGGCCTATCGTCTTTTTCTTCGAACATAGGTGTATGCGGCTAAGGTTAGTAGGATTAGACTAAAGCCATAGAACTCAGGCTCAGGAACGACACTCTTCGGTGGCCGTTTCTCATACGGTTGCCAAGGATCATGTTGAGCGATGTATTGCATGGAATGTGGTAGTTGGGCGATGGAAACTCATGGTGAGGGTAGCCACACCGTCGGAGCGCCCCTTGGCCTGACAGATGTTCACTTCGATGCGCGACAGGCTCTGATCGTTGAGGTCCTGCGTTGAACCATCCAACTTCTCGTCTGGGGCGTGGATGAAGATGACGCGATCCGCATCCTGCTCAATATTGCCCGACTCGCGGAGGTCAGACAAGCGGGGCTGTCTGTTCTCCTTCTCCACCTCACGGCCCAACTGCGCCAAGAGGATGACGGGAATCTTCAGGCTCACGGCGAGGTCCTTCAGGGCCATAGTCATCCGCCCAATGGCTATGTCTCTCGTCTCTCCACGTTCCTGCTGAGGGTCATACCGCTGGAGATAATCCACGATGATGGCCTTTACTGGCATGAACGTCTTACAGGCTTCCACGCGGGCCGTAATCTGACTCAGGGTCCTATCCTGATCGAAGACGCTCAGAGTCTTTAGTTCCGAGACCTCCTTGAGCCCTTGCGTGAACTTCTTGGCATCCGCATCCAACACCTGATTGCGCCTTACATTCCTCCAACTGACGCCAGAACGAATCTGGGCGAATAGAGGGGCCAGTTGCTCAATGGGCATCTCTCGGCTGAAGAGCAAAACATTCCCGTACTTCTGCGCCCAATGCCAAGCGACTTGCCGAGCGCATGAGCTTTTGCCGCGACCGGGGCGTGCCGCGACGATGATGAGTTCCCCTGCCGCAGCCTGACCCATCTCCTTATTCCAATCCTGCCAAGGCCATTCCAGCCCCGAGTTCTCCTCAGTCTCCTTACCAGCTAGGATGTCCGCGACCTTGCCTATGCAATCCGTGGCTGCTTGGCTGAGGCTCTTGCAGACGTTCGTGGCGTTCTTCAGGGCCAAGACGCGCCCAATCTTGGCTACGAAGTCGTCCATGCTTGCCTTGCGCACAAGGGCCGCTTCCCGCGTTTCCTCGCTGATTAAGGCGATCTGACGTAGCTGGTATAGCTCCCGTAGCTGGTCTAGGCTGTAAGAGAACGCAACGCCCGTTGAGGCGTAAGCCGTAGCCTCCGAATACCCCGCAACCCCTCCCACGCTGTCCAGCTTAGGATCGGACTTCTTAAGCTCCTCAAGGACGATGTGTGCATCCAGAGGCTTCCCGTGGGCATGGCATCCCATCAGGGTCTTCCAGATGGCAACGTGGGGACGGTGGTAGAACCAGCTTTCGGTGATTCGATAGTCGAGGGCCTTGCTCAGATAGGCCGCGCCATCAAGGACGATGCATGACAGGACCGTCCGCTCTGCTTCAATTGAGTGTGGTAGGTTCATGTTTCTTCTTCTTTTGTCCAAACCATTGTTTGATAGCCCGCTCTCCTACAGGCATGGTGGTGTAACCACGCTTGCGGTGGACGATGTTGGAGATGGTGGCGGGACTGGTCTCCCACTTCTTGGAGATGTCCGTTATCCTCCATCCATCCTTGTGCAGCCGTATCGCATCAAGGATCATGTCCGTGGTGACGATGGCTGATGGAGCCTGTTCCTTTCTCTGGAATGAGGACGCGGGAGCCAACGGCACCGACGTGTCCTTCATATGCTTTTCAAACAGCCATCGGATTGACTGCATTGTTTCGCTGATGTTCATTCAATTTCCTTTCTAGTTGTCTTGCGAATTCGGCCTTCACCTTTTCGTGATGGCCGGTTTGGAGAATCTGCCTCACCGCTGCGTCCGTCATCGGCGTGGAGTGCGTATCGGTAGTCAAGCCACATGGGACCGGAGTCTGTATGGATGAGCACTTCGGAGCATCCAACGCAGGACTCTGTTTCTGTGCCGTAAATTCTAACGTAAATCCAAACAAATTCACCTTCATGGGTAGTTGAGTTGCCGTCCAACCAGTTGATTCTGATTGGGCGGGGCGCGGAAGACGCTCTACTTTTCATCCGGTATCAAGTTTTTTCGCTTTCTTTCAGCAAGAATCATCTGCTGCTCCTCATCCGTGATGAACTCCCGGTGGAGTCCAAGGCGGTTGATTTGCCAGTAGACCTGCGTGTTGCGGACATTCAGGTGGCCCATGATCTCTTTGATGCAATAGAACTTGAGCAGCATCTCGCCAATTGCTGGGGACTTGGGATTCTCTGGGTAGCTCATTGCAGCCTCCAGATGAGGTCGTTCAGGTAGTCCGTTCGGATGGTTTCCGCGAACTTCTTCACCTCGTCACTACTGTTGCCGTGCTTGATCTCGTTGCGCAGGTAGGAGTCGATGTCGCACAGCGCCGCGTAAAGCTCAGGTGCGGCGATGGTAACCCCATGCTCATGCTTCTCCTCTGGCAGATTGAATTCAATTGTAGCTTTCATATACTCGTATCGCTCGTTTCTTGATCTGTTCTAGGTTGTTTGAGTTGGCTATCTCCAAGAGAACTGCCTTCAGGTAGTCTCTGTCGTTTCTCATGTCGTAATAATGTTGTTTCACCTTGGCTAGTTCCGACTGGAGTTCGTCCATGTCGTCTCTCAGCCTCAGGTAGGCATCAATTCCCACGTTTATGTTGCTCATTTGGTGGTAGGTAGCAGTCGAGTCCGCGAGGGTCACTGAACTGGCAGATTGGAAGGCCAATCTTCTTGGCAGCTTCCTCAACTTTGGGAGTCAAGGCGCGGAAGCATTTAGAAAACTGCTGGCATTCAGATGCGCGGCAGAAGGTCATGTCCTTGTAGGTCACGGCTTCTTCTCCAGTCTGGCTCGCTTAGCCATCTTGTTAATGGATCGTCTAATCTTGGGCCACTCATCAATGTCGATGCGTATCTCTCCTGTGCCTTCATCAGTCTGTTGTTGAATGATGAGGAATTCACCCGCCGCCTCATCAGCTAGTTTGATGGTGGTGGCATGAGGATCGAAGAGCGGTTTGCCTTCGGGCAGGACGACAACGGAGGTGATGCGTTCTTCGTAGGTCATGGCTGCGCCTTCTTTTTTTCTAGCAATGGCTTGGCTCGCTTGCACCAATTATCAAGAGCTTTGCCCCAAGGAGAAAGGGCCTTGTGGCCGAATGTGAAGAACCCATAGGGCTCTGAGAGCAAAGCCCGCAACTTAGTGTTTTCGAGTTCTAGTTTTCTAGAAAATTCAAGTGGTACATATTCGCGGCTCTTATGTCCCGGAAACGAGAGACGCCGTTTGTATGTTTCAGGTGTTGTGGTTTTCACGGCTGCGCCTCCTTCATTGCGGCGTCGATGGCGGCGCGAACATCTTCAGCATCAATGGGCGTGAAAAACCACCACTTCATACCATAACCTCCACCATCGTAGCTCATTACTTCATCTAGCCAATCCATCCGCTCCTTGTCCTTCCGCAGCGCGGTGTTCTCGCGCTCTAGTTGATCTACTTGAGATCGATAATCCACACAAGCCTTCAACAGAGAATCTACAAATTCTTTGGAATAGGCGGGTTCAGTTTTCATCGTAGAGGAAGTCGAGGCTGACTGACCGTTCGTGGTAGTACTCAAACCAGTAGGTGTCGTATATGTCTGACGTTGTGTGCATGGATTGTCTTGGTTATCGGACGTTGGCCCTGATCTCCTCAGCCGCGAGCCGCGACCAGATACGCATCATCCCCCTCAGCGAGGAGGACATAAAAGGTTGATCCAACCTAGCTGCCAGTTGGGCGGCGCTTCTGAAGGCTACGGCCCGTGAGGTCGCGCCGTATGCGACCCGTAGGTTGTTATCGCTAAGCATTCTGCTTTTGATGTGGTTCATATTTTTTGTTTGTATTGACTAACAGGAAATTCTTGGAGGGGCAACGCCCCGACTTGCAAGGCTAAACTTATCGCGGCAGGAAACTAAGCTGCGCTAGCCTAGATGCAGGGAGCTTTCATGGGAGTACCCATGTCGTCTGATTGCCGTTTGCTGATTCCCACAAGGCAAGCTCATGGTTTCGGCGGATTCGGATTGCGCTGAGCCTGAGTGCAGGTGCCCTCACGCCACCCCTATCAAGCTCCCAACATATTTCGGAGTGGACTTTTGAATCCCAACCTAGCAAAGCTGACGGTGTCGCCGTTTAAGGCGTCAGGTGCAATGT